AAAATTCATTCTCCATATTGGATGTAGTCTAAACTTTCTCATTTTTTTTTTTTTTTTCCCTTTGGTCTTCATCTTTACTTCTTAACCAATAATAAAAGTCTAATAGAGTAGCCTTTTCTTCATCCCAGTTGTTGTCAACCCAGCTTTGAAGAAAGTCGGCTAATAGACTTGTAAGTTGTTTGCTTAGTTTTTTAACAGATAGGCTGGTCATTTGGTTAAGTCTATCCCCGCCTCATGGGCAAATACCAATAAAAGCATTACATTTTGATTACACTTAGGACAACGCCAGTCAGCCCTCCCTTTTCGGACTAAGTGCTTAAAATCGTGATCCATTACGCCACATATCTTCCTTCCTTTCTTCTTTGTTTTAATGTCTTGTTGTGTCATTTTTTCTTATCTCTAATCCATAAATAGATGGCCAAAGTATAAGCCAAAATACCAGCGATCATTCCGTTGACAAAATCGTTCATTTCTTCTCCTCCACCCCAAATTGTTTGTTAATTGAATTAAAAGTAGCGGTTTGATCTTCCACAATTTCATTTATATAACGTAGGGTTTTGTTTTCCTCTGAATATTTATCATCTGTAAACAACTCAACCTTATTGCCTATAATTTTGTCTTTAATTTCTTGAGCATATTCTTGTAGGATGGATTGGATGAATTGTTTAATGTCTCTTGCGTCCACTGCTGGCATAAAAAGCCAAACATTCTCCTTTTTTCTGTTAAGATAACCACTTTCTACATTTGGAAACCTCTCATCAAACCTTTTCTCCCATTTACTCATCTTTGTTCTCCTTTTAGTTTTTTAAGCTGAAGATAATTTCCCACATTTATTATAATGTTCTCTGCGTCTTTTTGATTAAGGTCTGGCTTTGTGAGCCTCAAGCCAAGAAAAATTAACTCCATTGCTTTTTCATACTTTTTTTCTCCCATATTCATGGTTTCTCCTTTCTAATCCATGACGGTATTTCTAAAGGGTCTATGTATATCTTGGCTCTAGGTGCTATCTGATGAGCCGTTAATAATCTACGCTTTATCCAGTCCCTTAGTGTTGGTATTGGTATGTGGTATTTGTTAAATGCTTCTTTTAAGGTTATGTAATCTTTATTCATAATCTATGATAACAAAGGATATGAAGTTATACAATAGGTCAAAAGGTGTCAAATTTACCTTACTTTAGATTTTGCGACATGGATAAACCTACAAAGTCTCTATTTCTAACATTTTGCGACATGGAAATAATCATTTTTCGCCTATCTTAAACATTGTTAAAAAACATTTTGCGACACCCTTTATAATCCCGTCCCGTTTATATAAACTACATCTCTTGGTTACTCCCTTACTCTCTCCCTCCCTCAAGCGTGTACTCTTGGTACAGTCTATTCTCTTGCTCTCTGCATCCCTCCCCCTAATCTTGTAGGGGTCAAAGAGGTTCACAAAAATTGAGACGCTCTCGGTCGGTCGGTCGTTTGGTCGCCTGTATTCCCTTGGCTTTCGCCCCCACGATACAGGCCGTGGTTAATAATTTTCTTTTTTTTCTTAATGGCTTTCCAAGTCATCGCATAAGCATCTCCTTGTCCACAACACAAAAATATAGCCTTGTTAATATCCACTCCGTTTTGGTATAACCTTCTTGCACGTAACAAATTACTTAATTTTGTTTTTCTCCTGCCGTGGTATGTATGCCAAAGAGTATGACACCTTCCACAAAGTGCATAAAGTTGATAGATTTTCTCTTTATAAAGAATACTATTTCCGTCATTGTCTCTATATTGTCTGTGGTGTAAGTTTATGTTTTTGTCGTTTCCACATATACGACAAACCTTCTCTTTCTTTTGATAATAGGAACTTCTTGTCTTTTTCCAGTGTCCTGATTTTAAGTAATTGTTGTATTTCATATTTTTATACGGCCGGCAAGCGGTCTGCTATCTACCAATTTTAAAGATTGGCAACTTAATCTAGTAGGCAAGGATTTGCACCTTGCATAGTTGGGCTGGGAGATAAACTTACAAATAAATAAGATTATCCCCTATCCCAACCTTTATCCATATAGTGTTTCAATAGTGGGTTGCATAGCAAGCTCTTTGATAGCGTCTACCTATTCCGCCACTACTAGATCAAATTGTCAATGTACCAAAAAAAGACCCCCACTTGCTTTTGAATGGAGAACCGCACGCAAATAGGGGTCGATTGAGTATATTATATAGTGAAACATTACAATTCTCCATATATCAATTTATACACCATCTTCTTTTAAGAAGTCAAGTGATAAAATAAATTATCCCCCAGTTCTTCATTCGTCTGGGGGTGTATTGCTTTTTAGTCAACACCGTATTACAATACACCATGAACTTATCAACAAGACGAAAAGCTATTAAGGCTAGGGCAATGGTGAACGAAGGCTATAAAATGAGTAGAATAGTAAAAGAGTTTGGAGTTAGCCGACAACGTATATGGCAATGGTTAAAAAAGATAAATGAAACATCCCCCTTGACACAAGGTAAATAGGATGTAATACTTAATCATTATAGATTAAACAAAACGAATGAAACAACTAATAGAAGATATCAAGAAGCTTACAAACTTCTTCCAATTCCTAAAAGACTACAACCCCAAAGACTACGAAATTGATACCTGCACCGAATATAATTGTGTTAAAGATGAAGACAACAAAGGGAGTGTCGTACTATGAACGAAGAACACAAACACTCCTACACCATTAGAAAACTATATGGCACCCTAAAAGATAAAGGCTTTATAGGGGATGAACTAAGACAGGTCGTTAAAAGATTGGCTAGTTCAAAGGGTGAATGGAATATCGGTAGATGTACTACCGAACAAATAGAAGAATTATATAACGAAGTCAATTCAACCATAGATTTTAAAAGTTTAATAAAGGAATTAAAATGAGTTTTTTACCAAAAGGATACAAAATACCTGAAGGTGGTAAACCTTACACCAAACTAGAACAAGGTGATAACAAAATTAGGGTTTTGGGCAACCCAATAATGGGAATGGAATATTGGATAGACAGCCAAGATAAAGACGGCAATCCAAAACGCCAACCAGTTAGAAGTCGAATGAATGAAGAGATTAACATCGCCAATGTGCCTGAACCCGACAAAATAAAACATTTTTGGGCAATGGTTATTTGGAACTACAACACGAAGCGATTAGAGGTCCTAGAAATCACTCAAAAGACAATAATGAAAGCTATTAAGGCTTATGCACTAAACAAGGCCTGGGGCGATCCTAAGGGCGTTAACGGCTATGATTTTGTTATTACCAAGACTGGTGAGAAGTTAGAAACCGAATATCTGGTAACGGCCAACCCTAAAACCAAACTAGATAGTGCCATTGTTAAACAATACGAAGATAGTGACATTTATTTAAACGCGTTATTCACTGGGGATGATCCTTTTGAGGGCACACCCATCGATACTAAGGAGATCGAATGAAGGAGAGGGGTTAAAGTAGGGCAATTTTAAAGTAGAAACTTGAACTTTACTTTCTCCTCTTTTGCAGGTGACCGCACAATTGCCGGTAAATGCAGGTGGAACACGTTTATTAATTTAAAAGGATATATGAAACTAAACAAAGACGGCAGTCCAGACATGAGATTTGCCGAAAACCGAAACACCAGAGATAGAAAACAGAGAAGAGCCATTTTACTGGCCATCTTACTAGGTGCGTTATTTGCTTGTGCAATAGTTACTTTTCTTACCCGCCCTAGGGTGGCAAATGAATATATTTTTGACACCGACGAAGTTAAACAAGATTACATAGATACACAAGCACCTGAGAACTTTTATGAGCATATTAAATTAATGCCAACAGTTACTCCAATCGTGCCGTTAGAAAACACTGATGTCGGACTTACATACACTTACATGAACCACGCACATAAGCCTTATTACGATGATATTATTGCTGAACTAAGAATGAGATACATAAACTGGCAAGACGCAGCCGAACTAATAGGCAAAGAATGTGGGTTTGACCCAGGTGCTATCAACCCCAGTAGTGGAGCGTGCGGACTAGCCCAAGCACTTCCTTGCACCAAAATGGGGTGTAGCTTGGCCGATATCAACTGTCAATTAGACTGGCAATGGGAATATGTCGCCAACAAGTATGGGACAATTACTAAAGCTCTAGCGTTCCATAGAGTAAAAGGATGGTATTAAGTGATCTATCTAGGTGAACGCTGTACAGAAAAGAAAAAACACTGGTATCAGCATCCCTTTGACGAATATGAATTAGGGATAAAAAGAAGGGTTGATAGTTGTGCCGTTCTAAGAGCGTTAGGTGTAGAGGGTCACTATACTTGTGATTGGTGTGAATTTCCTGAACCAAGACTAAGACTTGATGGTACAAAGATTAGTTAGGTCTACGTTTTAATGCTTCTGCTTGGTCATAAACAACAACGTTATGCTCTGGTGCTAATTTCTTATGACGTTCTGCTGATTCATATGTTCAACCCTCATTTTACCTTCCTTGAAATTTCATCTCTAAGATTCATTAACTCTGTCGCTTCATGTATGGGTCTGCATTCCATACTTCTTTCTTTAGTGCCAAAAATAACGGCTACCCCCATTGGTTGTCCCCGTCTAGCAATACCATGCATTCTGGCATAACGATCTTTTGTTTTAGATGTTCCCGGCCTAATATATAATCTTGGTTTTTCATCAACAAACTCTGTTGCCCATCCTAATATATGTTCGTGTCCAATGGCAAAAACATCAGCATTTGGATATTCATGGTTTCTTAAATTAACACAACAATTAAATATATTCTTCTTAGATTTTCCCCAATAAGTGTGGGTCATTGCAATATCGTATTTCTGTTGGTCATTGCAATATCGTATTTCTGTTCTCCTGCTTGAAAGTGAAGTAATCCCATTCCTGCAAAGATTGGTCCTTTTACTTGTCTAGCAAATATCTGTTCTGGTAGTTGTCCAGAGGCACTAAACATCCACTCTGTATGATTACCCAAAACTGTAGCAGCCCACTTATCTCCAACCTCTCTCATCATGTCTTTAACAGTAAAGGTTTGCATGTAGGGAGGTAAGATATCTTCATATTGTAATCCACCCCAAATTCCATTATTAAAAGTATCACCAAGGTCAGACATACAAGTATTTGGTGTAGTTAAAACAGTATCAATAATTTTTTCGGTGAGCTCATGATCAGAAGTATAAGTACCTATGTGAGCATCAGAAAACATTACCATCATGGCATAACCCAGATCTGGATTGTCTAACTTTATTCGGTAAGTACCTTCCTCTTGAACAATTTCAGCACTATCTATGACTTCGGAAATAGCAGTTATCCTTTTAAAATTCTTTCGCCAATTTACTTCATATTCTTTTTTATCAGGAAATTGTATTACATTTTCTTCGGGGGTAATTGTTCTGCGTGGCATGGTAACAATATGTTCTCTGCCATGTGGTAAATAAATGGTTTCAGTTTCTCTTTTCATAATTCAGTATAACAATTAACGCCTCCTCCTTTTCTTTTTACGTTTCTTTTTAGGGGAAGTTTGTGGTAAATCGATTCTTCTGTGTAGTTCGGCGTGTACTTCTATTTTTAGTGGGAACAAATTACCCTTACCGTCTATGTCAAATTTACCTGAAGGCACTGAAGCATCCCAAAACGCCTTTTGTTTCTTAGTTCCATAGTCTGATCTCTCAATAATGTGGTGGCAATTATATCTTGGGTCGTTGTTATCAATACCCATTATTTCAAACACTCTTTTTCTGTTTTGTTTATATCTTTCTTTGCTTTTCATGGTTAGCAATTAGACCGTAAGACTGCTATATGTTATAATTCACCGTAAGTATTCATGGTACTTACCGATCAATGGCCAAGGAAACCAACTTGTTGAGTTTTAATCCTTGGCTTTTTTTATTTCTTATAGTTGTTATAAGTTTTTACTGCAATGTAAGAGACAAGATTCAGTAGTTGTGCATACTCCCTTAGTTCTGGTTGGTCTAGCAGGAAAGCGACAAGCTCCATCACTGCTCTTGCACCAACAATCCAGAGAGCTACTGAAAATCTGTCATCCTTAACGACAGTATCAATTCTTTTTCTTAGTTTCATTTTTTTGTGGAAAGAGTTTTGTAATTAGTAACTTAAATAGTTCAATAGAATTTAGCTTATCGGCAGTCTCTAAACACTTGTCCTCATACCTTTTTTTGTAGGGCTTGTAGAAAGCTAAAGATTCTGAAAGTTTTGTGTTTGTTTTGTTGGCAGATGCTAAATCCTTATTGCTAATCTCAAGTTCATCTTCTTTTTCGCCTAGTCTTAGGTTTATTTTTTTAACGGATTTTTCCAAACTCTTTAGGGACGTTTTCAAATCTTCTACATCTTTTTCTAATTTTGCAACTGTACCCTCTTTTACATAGGCAATTCCTTGTCTAATATCCCCCTCTGTTGCCCCGCTTTCCTTAACAAATTTTAATATGGCTTCCTCTTGTTTGGTCATATTTTCCTCCGGCCTATTATACACTTTTATAATTGAATACCCTGTTTTAATTTTGTATTTAGAAGTTGAACACTCACGCCCCGTCCATGGGTCGCACATTCTTTGATTGCCGATAAAAAGCACCCAGTGTCTATCCCTTGGGGTCGCAATCGAACCGTCGAAATCGACCTCAACTAGACAACCCCCGTTGTCGGCTATTGCTTTTTTAACCTTGTTATTGTCGTATTGATAACCCCTCCACTCAAACTCTAACCATGGGATAGCTTGCTTAACTTTTGCCCAAATAATTTTATCTACTAGATACCCATTGACACCGGCAAGACGGGTATTAACGTCATCAGGCGTAATACCAGCCAGCATTGCCAGGCAACAGATAGTACAACCATAATCCCCAATGCTAGAATTACTATTTCCAATTTTCTTATTTTTCCACTTAGCGCCTCTTTGTCCATAAATCATTTTGCATTAACAATACCCGTAACTATTGCCACCATTACACTTGTGAGAATTAACCCCACCATTCCATATACGATTGACCTAACTGGGCTAAACTCATCTTTGGTGACATAGGTATTTCTGACTTCATCTCTGAAGTCTTGGATAGCGTCATAGATGGTTTTAAGTGTTACTTGTGTCATTTGTTTTTGACATTCATATTATATTCTATAAAAGCCTTGATACTGTACCCAATCGTTTATGGCAATGTCAGTCCAAGTTAAAGGAGCAGAGCCAAATGCATCATGCCAAGCAAGGTAAGCTTGATTATTTACAAGCAATGATACTCCCTTTCCTGCTGTAGCGGGGTTACTTCCCTGTGCACATATCCATCCCCAAATAGACATATTACCGTTTACTGTTGTTGCTGCAGTAATCGGGAGAGATGAATGAAAATCAGTTGCCCAACTTCCCTTGTTGGTTATTCTAAACACTGCTCTTGTATAACAAAGACTGCCAATTATATGAAAAAATGCCTTGTCTTGATCTTGGGCATAAGTTCCAGCTGAACCCGTACTACCAGACCCCACAGCAGTAAAAGCAAACTCAGTTGGAAATCCTAGTGGATTTGAAGCATGAGAATAATAATTATCTGTAATAGTAGCGTCAGCTACTGTATAGTCCGAACCACCTGTTACGGTGAGTAGAGTGTCGGCAACTGTAATTATATAGAAATACTTATACGCCCCCCCCTGCTTAAGTCTAATTTTGTCGCCTTTTTGGTAAATGGTACGGCAATTGTGGTAGCGGAAGCATATGTCCAAGCTTGATCAGCTAAATTCCACCCACTATTTAATCCGCCTGCGACTTGCTCATCATCACTGTTAATCTTCCAAAGATTTATAAGTGTCCCGCCTGCTTGTTTGGCCGCTAAAGCCTTGTCATTATTTAACGATAAACCTTGAGCCGCATGACTATCGTATGCTTGGTCGTTGGCCACCATACTGTCCATTTTAGCTTCGGTAATAACATCACCAGCGGTCCATGTTACCGCAGAATAAGTTGTTGCACCTAAATCAGCCGACATTTATACTTAGAATTTTTAACACCAAAATTTCTACCAATCATATTCTCTTTCAGTTTAGCTTTTAATTCCCGACCAGTCAAATTATTTTTAACTCTAAAATCCCTGGTATCTTGGCCACAAGCACACTCAATTCCTAATTTACCATCTTTGTCGGAAATCTGAATCGACCTACAACCATGCCATTTTCCCACGGATTTATAAACCTTAACCCTTTTGGTTTTTAGTTTGCCCTTTAGCTGATAAGGTACTTCTTCCCATTCAAAGGTTTTCTCTAACCTACTTTCAGAATAACAATGTAAATCACACCAATCGGTTAGTTTGCTATCCAAGGCCGATACCTCTGCTACCTTATCTCCACACTTGGCACAAATAATCTCATATCGTTTCATTCCTTTGGCTTTGGGGCAGTGAAACACCTCTGCTTTCTCCTGCATTTCTAATCTGGCCTTAACACTCATTTTTCCTAATTTTTCACCCCATTCTCTTACAAGCATGGCGCATTCACAATCAGGCTTATCGGAAGGAATAAAACTTAAAATCTTCCGTACCTTGTTTTTCTTCAAATATTCAAACTCTTCATTAGATACACTAGGGTTCATGATTTTTTTATCTTTTTAATATAACTGTAAATAATTATAGCAAAAAACAAGACAACAAAGGTATTAACACTTCCCAAAAGAATGCCCTTAGTAAAAGCATCCATTTTCACGTCCATTGGAACATAACAAGCAACTCTGTCCGTAGATAGTTCTTGAATACATTGTTTGGTTATCATATTTTTATTTTAATTAATATATGACATTATGAGCAACTTCCCCATTAGTACCATTATTTACTAAAGAATTAGTAACATTTCCAATACAGGTATTTTTGTCAGAATTACCGTCAATATTAATTACCCCACCACAACTGTTTCCTACAACAGAACATTTATCTGCTGCAACAAGATAAATATACTTAGCGTCATTTCCATTAATAATACTACCTTTTTGTACTGACCCAGGAGTGTTACTGTTTATTCTTAAACTTGCTGCGGGAATATGGTTCCCACTAAATCTATTATCCTTGGAACCAGTTTCGTATATTGCATCAGTTGGACCATTTAAAGTTATATCATTGGACGTTATACCATTACCGTTAGACTCATTTTCTAAGTAAATATTACCACCATCATCAATAATATTTTCAGATATCTTGTTACTACTAGAAGTATCTAAATGGACGGCCTTTCTATCATTGTCTGGACTCTCTCCTGTATTATCAAATTTATTTCTATATATTTGCCCTTCACTAATACCAAAAAACTTGATACAAGTTTTATTACAATTCGTGAATCTATTCCTGAAGATTTGGGGGCTATTTGTGGCCGCAAAATCAAGGGGATAATTACAATTTTCAAACTTATTCCCATAAATTTCAATAAAAAGCATAGTACCGCCAATGTCAATCGTGGGATAACTACTTGAATCACCACAGTTATAAACCCAATTATTCCGAAAAACAATATTTTCACCATTTATAAGATTTATACATCCTGAATTGGGATAACCCGAAGAAGGAGGATTGCCGTTAACAAATTTTATTCCTTCAATCGTGATATCGTATACTGGATCTATCCCAACATGACCAGTATTTATTTCTATTCTATTATTAGAATTGTTCTGAAAATCTAAAATTGTAGGATTACCTCCAAATGCCCCATTCCCCCTAAGAGTCGTGTTAGAGTAAATACGCAAATCGCCTGACCAAGTAAAGGTCTCCCCTTTTAGAAAAACAATACCCCCACCCTTACTATGAACAATATCTAGGGCATTCTGTATATCTGTGTAATCACCTCCAGAGACAACATTAGACACAGTTGCGGTATATCTTCTAGATACTGGCACGTTGTTTATTAACAGTTGTCCAGTTGAAATAGTGAAATTAAATATAATATTTCCCAAAGTATCTTTAATGTACAATTTGCCAGTATCGGGATCAAAAGAAAAAATCAATTTGTTGTCGGCATTTCTAATATCAAACTTACCAATTATTTCCTGATCTCCAATATAAGACTTGTCACCCAAAATTCTTATTTTAGAATCCTGTCGTATTACTTTACTCATATTCCTACAACCTCCTGTGTTTCTCCGATAGTAGTAGTGCCAATTGTAGCCCAGCTATCAGACTCCTCATCTGTAACTTCTCTTAGTGTTAAAATCTGTTCAAAACCACCCAAGGCCATAATACCTTGTATTCTCATCACTCTGTAATTTTTATAACTACTCAAATCTCTGTCATAAACACTTACCTTATCTTTAAGCTGTAATCTAGGCACACCCCTAACCCTAATTCTAATACGCTTTAGGGGGTCTTTATACTTCCTAACAATGGTTCTGGCCAAATAATAAGCAAAAGTATCATTATCAATAAAATCGTTCTCTACCACCAAAAGTTTTTCATCATATTTTTCAATAGACGGTGAATCAGAATACTCTTGAGCCACCTTAGAAGTCTCTACCGCAGGAGTTCCCATTAATCTTAGAAAAGTAATATAAGCCTTTTGGTCGGCATTATTGGTTATCGTCAACTTGGCGGTCTCCGTAAATGCGTCTAGAGCGATACTCACGTCGCTAGTTATATCTGTCCCCGTACCATCGGAAGCCGTATTGGCCTTATAATCCGTATTAGCAACTAACTCATCAATACTAACAACGGGCGTATCAAATCTAGCCCAAATCTCCGATTCTCCTTTATAGGCCACCTCCTCAACAATTCCATCTTTCCAAATTTCTGTTTTATCGCCTTGCTCTCTGGGGGTACCGATAACCATACATTTATTAATAATTTTTACACTTCTATCTTGTTCCCAAGTAATTATATCATCATCATTAATTGTCCAAACAACCGCATTATAGGGACTTAGATTGTACTTTCGTCTGTTCTCAAACCTTATAATTCCATGCTCATCTTGATAAAAATTAGCCTCCTCCGCTTCACATATTTGACGTATCCTATCACCTGCTTTCTGACCACTCTTAAACCAGGCAAAACCTATGGTGTTAAGTCCTTCATCTAAACTATATTGACTAGTTCCTAAACCAGCTTCAATTAATATCTCTTCAATTATCTCATCGCTCCGTTTGTCGGTATAAATAGCGGTATCCATGTCCAGTTCATTCAAATAAGAAACGTAATCAAACCCCGAAAATACTATAGTCCGATTACCTTTGTTTTCCTTAATTGTATCGCTCAAGCCTTTAAATACTATTATGTTTTTGTTTACCCCTTGCACCTTAAATCCAACGGCCATTTTGGTCGGCCTATTGGGCAAAATAGCAGTTCCAATAGTAGAGTTAAATTCAGGTGTAAATCTCTTATCGGTATTATCCAGGGTAACGTTCATAATTCCAAAACTTATCCCACCTAGAGGCTCTTGAATAAATCTATCGTACTCTAGGTTAATTACCTGATCCGTTTCATTGGTAAAATCAAAGGCGTCAATAGGGGTTAATACAGTTGTTTCTCCCCTCACCAAGGCATTGTTAACCTTAGAAGTTCCAACAATACCAAAAGAATAGTCTGTTACCCTTCTCAACCAGCTGACATAAAATTGAAATATCAGAGACCTGGCATTGGCAGTCGTAACACTGTCGAAAGCAGTAGAAATAGAATCTGCCAAAGGTTGCATTATACCTCCTCCAGTCTTAAAGTAATATTTTCTCTGTATTCATCTCCTTTGGTTAAATATTTTCTTTCAATGATTTTAATAAACACTTGGGTTGAGGCTATGGTTAAATTAGTTTCCGACACCTCAAACGCCACCGCAGTCTGTCCCTCATATAAATTAATAATATCCGTAACTTGAGTTTGAGTAAGGTCAACCAACCCAACCTCATAAATTTCTTTTTGTCTAATAAAATCTTTTTTTGAAGTACCATCTAACATTAAATTACTTTTGGCAACTTCCACCTGTTTCCGATTAAAGGTAGCGGGTGATTTTAATGTAACTCCTCCTAGTGTCCAACTCATAGGCTTAATAACTCCTGTGGGGTTCTATTTTGTGATCTAGCAACCTCACCAATTTCTAACCATATTTGTTCAGCAAAATTTCTTCTTTCAATTCTGGAATTAACTAACGTGCCAATGTTTACATTCAGTACAATATTTGTTCCCGTTGTTTGTCCTGCAGGTATAATCGTTTCCCCTCCATGCACTACCGCCAACTGTGGCTCATTAGGCTGTCCCGACACGACACCACCCTCCTGAAAGAAAGGTAAACTACCAAAGAAGTTAGTAATTCCTGACCAAACATCTGAAATAGCGCTAGTAATTCCGCTAATTATCCCTCCGCCATCTGACGGTGGGGTTACTGTTCCAACACCTATGGGTTCTAGGGGAACGATGGGGGCAGCTTCCCATGTTCCAGTGGCACCGATAGACCTCTTTTTGACTTCGGCAATAGCTTGAGTGGTTGCTTCGGTGCTAGCCCCCTCTCTGCCTTTATTAATAGCCTCTCTTTCCGCTGCTCCTTGTGCGTATAACTCCGCCAATCGCTCATTATGATCTCTCTCACGTTCAGCCCTTTCTTCTGCAAATTTCCTTTTTAATCTAGTAATGTCATCTTCTTTTTGTTGATCTTTTATTCTGTTAAAATCTTCAATATGTTTCTTTTCAATTTCCAACTCAATAGCCAATTCTGCCTGTAATAGGGTTAATTTGTCTTTATGTTGTTCTAATGCGTCAGCAGTTTGCTTGTCCAATTCAGTCTTTAATTTTAAGGTTTGTTTAGCATATTCATTGTTTTCTTTTTCCAAACTAGCCTTTAAGTCCTCAACCTTCTTCTTATGACGATTAATGTCAACCAAGTATTTGTCGTCCTGAAATGCCTCACGCTGATTCTCCGCCAATCTAACCGCCTCTAGTTCATCTTTTATATCAGATTTAATCTTTTCCACCTTCTCCGTGTGTCGATCTTCCTCTTTCGCCATATTCTCATCAAAATCTTCTTTCCTCTCTTTACCCTTTTTCTCAAAAGCTTTATTTTCGTTGGCGATATCCTTTTCAAGTTTTCGACGCTTATCCCGATGGGCAAATACTAGATCATTTAAACTTTCATTAAAGCTACTAACCATCTTTGATAAATCTCTACCGTAATCTTTTATCTCATCAGAAACTTTTTTGGCTAAATCTGCTGCTTTTTTGGCGGCCGTATCAGCAATATCTCCCAAAGATTTAGCGGTTTCTTTGCTAAAATCAAAAATATTCTGCATTCCTTCTTCGGTAACTGCCATCATTCTATTGCCAACATCAATAACATTGGCTTTCAGAGACTGCCACCCACCTTTTAATGTTTCAAGAGCTTGACCAGCACTAATCCACCTAAGCTGAAACCATGCGTTGGCTAGCGTAGAAACGGCTATGGCAAGTTGTTTAATTCCACCAGCAACTACAATAGCAGTCCTACCAATTCTTACCATTAAATCAGGGGTGGGCATCATTGAATTTATCATGTCAGTAAAACTCTGATTAAGATATTTCATCGCAGGTATTAAGGCAGTACCAATAGTGTTATATAAATTCTTTTTAGCGATATTTAACGCACTAACTGTACCCAAATAAGTCTTTGACATTCTTTCCGCGTCTCCCTCTGCTTTAGTGGCAACAATCAAAGTCCCTAAATACTTGGCTTGTACTCTTTCAGCGTTAGTTAGCTCATTGACTGATTTGCCCATTTCTGCAGCACCGGCCTTAACAATTAATCTGTAATTCTCTGCCTGCCCTGATAAATTACCAATTACAGAGCTTTCAGTCATAAAACTATCTGCCAAATTTCTGACAGCTTGCTCATAAGTAATCGTACTTGCCCTGCCAAACGCCGCCTCATCTTTATAAGCCCTCATCAACTCTGTAGCCTTATCCAAGCTCAATCCGGTAGACATTAACGACTTTAAGCCTTGAGCTGATGTGGCAACTGAAACCAACCCATCCTTGGCCAAATCTAACGCCGACGCCCTAGCTTCATCTTGAGATTCACCGAACGCCGCCGCTGTAGACGCTAACCCTGCCAACGCCAAAGCATATTCACTAGCAGTATTAATACTTTCAGTAAATCCATTCTTCAAAGCCCCGACTGCAGCCGTTATGGCCCTAGTGGCCAAATTAGCCATCGTAAATCCCGCAACCAACTTTCCCAAACTTGAACTTAATCCTTTTGTTCCCTTGGTGGTTTTTTTAGTCGCCGACTCTAAATCTTTGATATTTTTAACAACGGCCTTAAATCCTGCCTTGGTTTTATTATCAGCAGTCAGTATAATCGCTATTTTTTTATCGGCCATGTTCAATCCTCATAAACTCTTTAGTAAGTATAACCCATTCGTTTGGTTGCCGTAAATAAGTCTCCCAATCCCAGCCCATATTTTTCATCACTAAGTAATCGGAATATTCTTCAGGAGGTCTAACCGCCTGCCCTTTAATATAAAATATTGCCTTCTCAATTATCGCCTGTAGTTCTATTTTTTTTTACCTGCCCTTATTTTCTTCAGTTCAGCCAAAAGAACCGCAAAATCTCTACTCTCTACCTGGTCTAACATTTCTTTTGTAAATTCTTTATCCCCAATAAACTTAACCCCTCTTAAAACAATGGCGTCATCTTCTTTGTCCACCTGATTCACGGGAATATTTTGAATTTCTACACTACCGTCATCCTTGTTCTTAACCGTAGCACCACCCCACCTTTCCTTAGTAATATACTTGTCATCACCTCTGGTGAAATAAGGGATAAGTTTAGCAGTCTTCCCAGAAGGAAGTTTAATATTTATTAGATCCATAATTTATTTAATAGGATGCCATACCATTGCGTAAAGCGCAAGTAGAAATTATCCCATTAGTATTGTCATAATTAGCTTTGAATTTTATAGTCTGAGAAACGATATCTTCTAAGGCATAGTTACCTTCCCACTCCGAAAAATCAACTTTTGGTAATTCAATTCTCAGTCGTGGAGTATTGGAATCTAAGGTAGTATCTAAATCCTCAATATCTATTCTTACAGCCTTAGTATCACCATCAACCATGTAATTCCTTAAAGTATTATCTTCGTAATTAAGTGAAAGTGAACCCTCAATAGACATCATTTTGTTTAGAATATCTACTGGTTGCACAGTACCATGAGCGCTATCTCTCTCTGCCCCTGTATCAGAAGTTAAGGTCAAGGCCTTAGTTTCTAATGCAGTAGCGGCATCTAAGCTAGCCAAATCAGCAGCAATATAAATCTTGGTTCCTTTTTTGGTAAATTTGTTTTCGGCAGTAATCGAAGGAGTTTGGGTGGTTGTAACTGGATTCTTAGCAAGTATTCCAGCCGTAAATTGTACCAATCCGTCTAAAGTCACATTTATTTCAAATCTTGAAAGCATGGCCAATTTGTACATTTGGGTTACAATATCGCTTTTTTCAACTATCGTTAAAGATTTATGTTGGTTACTTTCACTCAATGAAAAAGAATGTTCATATTCATCACCAGAACCACTAGAACTTACAGCACCCAACCAAGCATATAAAAAGTATCCAATAGATTGATCTCTTAATTCAGCAGTAATATCTCCCTCTGCATATTTTTCGGTTACCAGTTTGTCGTTACTGTCAGCCAACGATCCCAATGCTCCAATATCTCTGGCCTCATCCACTTTTGGGAATAGGGTTGTATTAACATGGGGCATCCAAATAGTTGGCGCGACACCTACGCCCCTGGTACTTTCAACGCCTAATCCCAGCCTTACTAGTCTTCCAGCAATTTTACTCATTGATTAATAATAGCAAACTTTAAGAGTTTGTGTCAAACGAAATTTTAACTTCTAACTTAATTTCAGATACAACCATCTTTTCCTGCGGGAAATAAACAATACTACTAGGCACGGGTTTAACCCCGATCATCGTATATCCCGTAGGCAAACTAACCCCATCTAATAGCTCATCTTTGTCAAAAGTATCTATTACCGTATCAGTCAATTCTCTAATAATTCTATGACCATCCTCAACCTTTTCCTTATAAGTAGTTTTATTAACATCATTTAAATTAACAAACAATCTAAGTGTGTAAATATAAACCCTTTGGTTTTCGGAACTAGTCTCATAGTCGCTGTCGTATCCCGAAGGTGTGACAGTAGCGGCCGGATATCCGCTAAACTTCAACCAAGGATAGTCATATACAATCTGAATATCACTTATCCCTTCCAGTATACTTTTAATTTTGGTTGATAGTATATTAAAACTCATAGTTCTCTAATTGCTTGACTAATTTTAGCAGATATTATCCTATTACCTTGTACCTCAGAATCTTTTGCCCCTAAATCCATATAAGGCTTGCCCCCAAAAGGAGTTCCAGCCCTACCCATCCCTAACAAATAAATAATCTTCCCCCCACGCCTCATCCAGCCCTCATGTATCCATCGTGAATAAATAAGCTTGGGTTCAATAATAGCCTGAAATTTACGTGGGTTAAAAGCCGTCTTAATGCTATTAGCCAAGCTACTGGTATCTCTTGGAGTAACTAGTTTCGCATTTCTTTCAATTAAAAACGCATAGGCCGTTAATCCCTCCCATAACCTGCGTGCTAATTTCTTTTCTGCTCCCAAAAATTGTTTAGCCAAGACTTTAGGATCTGGTTTAATCTTAATCTTAACTTTCATCCAACTTAGTTATATAAACTTGCTTAAATTGATTAATTCCAAACAACGTAGCCTTAATTACCTCCGTTACCTTATATTGATTATCTCCTGCCTCAACAGTATCTCCCTCTCTAATATTAACCTCAAAGTCACAATATAAAACATAATCTTCACCAAAAACACCGTTCATTTTTTCGATGGTATCTCTATCTAGTTGCTGAATGTTCACATCAACCGTAGCGGTAGACCTAGACCGTACCTTATCCGTACCATTAATTGGCGTCATTCTTTTAATAACAGCCGTACTGTCAAAGAAGTGTCTAATGCTCATACAACAAAACGCTTATACTTCATCAAAATTTCTTTTACTTCGTCGTCGCTATAAGCTTCTTTAGAAAAAGTAACATCATAATTATACAATTTCATTCTGCTTATATTATCTCCACCTTTTCTATTGGAAAAAGCTCTACCTCCCAACTTCCAAACAACTAATTCCAAATCACTTAATCCGACTTCGGCAAGGGTTTTTAGTGTTTCACCAACATTCTCAAAATCATATCCAGCCGTAAACTGCACTTTGTAATTCTGAAAACCTTTATAAAATTCACCAACCGCACTAATAATTCCAGCCTCCTCATCTTTTCTATAATCACTGGTACTTACTAATTTCCAGCTAGTACCACCATAAGTACCAGAATCCCTATACCATAAATTAAAAGTTTCTCCCGACACAACAGGCCACTGAGGTAATAACAACTCTTTGGCTCCCAGTCCATTAATTATCGTTCCGTCATAAGCAGTTTTCTTAAATCTTCTGCCACACTCATTCTCAACAAAATCCGTAACAGAATCAATAATTGTTTCCAATAACGTATCATGGGTGGCAACGGTAATCCCCAAAAAGGATTTTAATCTGGCAACCGTAGTTAAAGCGTAAGCATTCATTACTTTCCCCTCATCATACGGTTATTATAAACTCTTTTGGTTGGTTTAAATATTTTCCCATCTCCATTGTCAATTATTCCATGGGCAATATTTCTAGTCACCAATACAACGGAGTTCCGACTACCGTATTTAGATTTTCTAGTCAATTTTACTTGTATCATAATTTCCTCCCATTTGAGGATAACGCTCTCCACAGTTATCCCCAGCAGGCAACAAATTACCAATTAGTAATTTTACGCATCGCTCTGGTTAAAGCCAACTTACCATCGACTCTTTCAGTAACCTTGATAGCAACCTGGTCTTTCAAGAAAGTACCAGCGCCTTCGGTAGTAACCTTTACGGTCATTTTCCGTCTATCACCAATGTAATAGAATCTCAAGTCACCAAAATAAACGCTTTTCGCACAGTCGTTTTGCTCCATAACAGGTTTACCCATGATCGTAGGCAATCCACCAGAAGTAGGTTGGATCATCAAATAATCCCCGTTATCGTTCTTCAACTTACTGATATTAAAGAGTGTCATGTTTGACGCTAGCCAAACACCATTCTCTCTATGACCTTGTGGAAGTCTCCAATAAGTCTCAATTAACTCATCCGCTGTACCAGCGTTACCAGCATTTACCGTACCAAGTGAATATGTCGAAAGACCCGTAGGCTCTCCACTTCCCGTACCGGCAACAAATTTCCTATCTTCTTCACGGTAAATTGCTTGCGCAAATCTTCCGGTTAGATAAGAAACCATATTGATGGCGGAATCCTCCACTAACTCAACAGATAAGAAAATTATCGCATTAAGCTTGTACGGAGTCAGCTGGATGTTACCAAACTCAGCAGAAGTTGTAGATAGTGAGGAATTTTCATTACCCCAGTACACAGCAACATCAGCGGCCAAAGTAGGAATTTCTAACAATTTACCCTTCATAGGCCATACTGTTGCAAATCGTCTGATAACAGGTTTATCTTGCGCCCAATCAACAATATCCGCTCTAAATTCATCAGGTACTAAATAGCCTCCAGAGGCATCAGAACCCTCAACTAGAACGTCAGATGATTTATCGCCCTTAAGTAAAGCTTTAAAGAACTTTTCAACATGTTCTTTTTTGTTTTTACTGTTCGGTTTACCTTTATCAGGAGCCTTAGAATCCCCTGCTTTAGTAGCTTTCAAAACTGCTTTTGTCGTCTTTTTAACCAATTTTTCCATTAGCTCATTTACTTCAGATTCTTTTTTCTTTTTGGCTTTCACCTCAAGTTTTTTCTCTTTAGCAATCTCAGCTAATAGTTTTTTCAATTCAGATTTTTTCATTTATATGTTCACCCCCTTTTTAGTAATTAATAAGCCATGCATAGGTTTGGAGAAAACCTATTCATTACCAAGTTTATCAGCAATCTTAATTAATTGCTTAAGTAATGCCTTTTTATCAGGCTCAGCTTTTTTAACTTCAATCAATTTTCCTTTGGCAACTTTACTCAACGCTAGCTCAAAATGTTCCCTGTTTGGTGCCAATCGACCAAACTTCTTATAAAGTTTAGCCATTTTTTTAATACGATACTTACCCTTTTTGTATAAATCAATAGACTTAGATATCACGCCCTCAAAGCTTTCTTTCCACTCATCGTCGTCGTCGTCATCGTCGTCAACCAAGGGTTTATTCTTTTTCCAATCTTTCCAACTTTTACAAACGTCAAACTTTTGACTTCTTAAAACCACCAATGCTTCAGGATTGGCAGGAACATTAACAGCACTAAATTCTAAGCCCTCCCATGTTTTAAAGTGATAACCTGCCTCAATTTCATCCCACTCTTTGGGTAAAAATCCAACAGAAAAAGCATCTAAAAATCTATCCTTATATTTCCTGTATATTTCAGCCGCAAAACTATCTTTTAAATCAAAAACAGGAGTAAAAAATATCTTTCCGTTCCGTATCTCAACATTTTCAACCCTGCCGATAGACGGTCTAGCCTCTCCCCCTCCGCTATTATGTGACCAAAGCAACCTAGGATTTTTTCTAAAATTGGAAAAGTCTGCACCGCTAGGCTCTAAAATATCCCCATCCCGATCAACGGTACCACTAGAAATAACACATAGTCCCAATCTACCCTCTTTAACGCTCTGGGCACTTTTATTAATTTTTTTAACAAAACCCTTGGTATAAACAATTCCCAACCTTTTATGATCTTTTATCCATTTTTTAGCCTTAGCCATTGTCCACCCCTTAGACCTTAAAAATAAATAAGTTACAATCTTTTTTCTATTCCCAGCATACAAAGCCTTAATCCCCTCTTTGGCAGAAATCGTAATAGTCCTTATTCTGTCTCCCTTCTTTTTTTTTGCAACGGGTATTCTAATATATTTATCTGTTACTTCTGGCATCTAATCAATAATAGCAAACTAACAATCCTGGTGTCAATTTACCTTTTTTTTAGAAATCACCCCTTTTGGTTTCAATCCGTCTATTTCCTTGACTAATTTGTTTATTAAGGGTGTAATCGTTTGGCTACTTTCTTGTAAGCTCATACCCCATTTACCTGTATATAAAAGGCGGCTTATGTTTTGCAATTCTTGTTTTGTAAGCATAGTTTATTTTAACACCTCATTATTATAATGCTTCCCCTAATTTATTGCTAATGTAATTAAAACAAACTCCGTGAAGTTCAACAGTATCCCCAATAGTATCATTTTCATCTGCCGATAATCTAGTCAACTTGAATATAATGGTGGCATCAGTCGCATCTGGAGCGTTTATCCCTTCAATGGTGGTAACTACCAGCCCGTTGGCAGTAGCAGAAGCGGAATCAGTAACCGTTAGCGTTTCTTCTCCATCTTGAGTCATATCTTCATCTTCACTAAACCAACGATATTTCAACTGCCACTTACAGTTGCCCGTAGAACCAGAAGTCCAGCCAAGTCTTATTATCACTTCTTCTGTTCTATCAAAATCATAAAGAACAGCAATTCTCCAGCTAACGCTTTCTTGATTGGCCTCTACAGCCTCATTGCTAAACTCCCAAGCCGATGTCTCCAACGCCCCAAATGACACTTCGGTAGCCGGTTTAGCACCTGGTGCTTTAATCCCTGCCGCATCTATCCACAAATCTCTGATTACTCTGGCCGTACCGTGTAGGTTAATTTCCCCATCAGTCTTTATTTCTGTGTAGTTTGTTCCATCTCCGAAACGATTAATGGCGGTAAAAACATTTTCTACCTCAAGCATTGCCATTGTCCTTGGATCTTCAGCTACAATACTATCAATACTTATTATCGCCCCACTTCCACTACCACCAAGAGTGTTTACATTCTGCACCTGATATCCAGTACCTGGAGTGGTTAGGCTTACACCAGTTATTACCCCATCATTTACTGTTGATACAGTAACCCGACCATCAGCATTTCCACCTTCTAATATCAAAACATTACCAACCGCATACCCAGTACCACCGTCATTAACACTTACCGTTGCTATAACATAATTTTGAGGTAAAATGGCAACTTCTCCAGTCGTAGCAGGAAAATAATTTGTATGGTTGGCTGAGGGATTGGCCATTAACATAGTCGCACCACTTCCGTTCCATAAGGCAATTCGATCATCTGCTCCTGCAGCATTTACCGAATAAAGATTAAGACCGAAAGAATCGAAGTAAATATTAGAACCACGTGTACTACCAAAATAGATTCCATTGTGTGCATTGACAATTAAACTAGCCTCTATTGTTAAATCACCTGTCATCGTGTCGCCAGTTACATTAACATAACGGGTATCTAAAACAGGGACACCCTTCACCTTTAGTGCCTCATGCTCTATTATATGGTTTGGTAAATTCTCCATAGCTTCCATTAAACCTCCACCCAACCTGAAACAGCAGTTAAGTTGCTGTCAGTCCAAGTTAATGTTTTTCTATAAGTAACACCCTTTATGGTCATATCCACGCTAGTTAGATCATCCCCAGTATAAGTCAGGACAAAAGAAGAGTTGTTTTTAATACTATCAGTAGGTGCCTTGTCTATAATTCCAACATTCTTTGGACCACCCCCACCACCACCAGGCAATCCCAAAAAGAATTTACCATCAGTCAACCTAACAGGAAAATAGTCTTTCGGAGACTTGGGAAAATTCTCAACATTGACATTAAACACCCTGTTGGCCAAACTTCCAATAGCTTCCAATAAAGGATCAAACAAATTCTTACTCAGCTTAAACGATTTATACCAGCTGGGTTTTTTAACTTCTACACTATCTACTGGGTTTTTAACCTCAACCTTTTGCACTTTAGGGAATACCGTCTTAGGAATACCCCTAATAGCATTAATTATTTCTTTGTCTCTGTTCTTTTTCTTTAAACCCCTAGTAACATCAATCAATGCATCTATTGATTCCTTACTAGATTGATCTGCTTCTTTTGTTCCCTTTATAACCCCAGCCAGTTTAGCAATAACATCTTTTATAGATTCATTAATTTCCCAAATTTCTTTGTTCATCTCTTATTGCCTCCGCTTCCTTGATAATTTTAGCTTTCTTTTTTTCGGCAATTTTTAATTTTTGTTTTAAGTTAGCCCTTGCCTTTCTGTCAACCTCCTTTATTTTGGTAGCCTTATATTCTGCAATTTCTTTTTTGGCTTTCAGTATTCCTTTCTTTACCTTACGCATTTCGGCCTTCTTTTTGGCTATGTTAGCCTTTAGATCCTTAACCCTCTTTTCACTATCAAATTTCCAAACATAATCCTTGTTAAAACTCTTGCCTAGTTTAATAACGGGTACAACGATACATCTACATCTAGGGTGTAGTGGCGGAACATCTATGTTGGCATAGTCAAGTTTCATTTTCCCACCCTCTATTCCAAGCAACTCATCACCTTTATTCAAAAAGTTCTCATTCAATCCTTTCACTTTATACTCTTGTTCCATCCTTAAACAAAATTCACAAGTCCTTTCGTCCATAGCGGTAACCCATTCCTTAAAGTCAACCACCCCCGACTGCTTATAGCCCTCTACGTGGCCTAAATTATTGGCTCTAATAACCTCCGACCTGGCAATCATCTCTGATCTTGGCCTGTCATCGTAAATCACGTCTATCCTCTTGGTTATCTGTCCGATAGTTTCATTTTCACTAATACCAGCCTGAATAGCCTTTTTTAACAAATCCATAGTGGTCGTGTTAACACTGTCCGACATTAATAATCCAAACTTATTAACGACATCAACGGTCTCATCGGTAAACTTGAAATCAGCCAATCCCAACAAATCTAAAGCCTCAACTCCAGCTTGAGCCAGTATTTTGTTTAACAAAGGAATAACCATTTCTATTAAAACCTGATTTTCGCTATCCTTGTCAAACAAATAATTCTCAATTTTTTTAATACGCTTAATAGATTTGATCTTAATTATGTTGTCTTTTACAACTTCCTTTTGGCGTTTCCAATATTTTCGGATTAATTTAGCAAAGGTAACTTCTTGAGTATCACTTCTGCCAACCATCTTTTTCCAAAACACCTCAACCATATCTCTTGGAATGTAAACCATTTTGTCTTTAACCTTAACTTTCTTGTGAGCTTTCTTAGACATCATCAAATAAACAAACCTTTTGACAATTTCTTTAGTCCCGTCCCTTTCCATCTCATCTCTAATCCGATTACTTATTTCCTTAAACTTAGTAGTCTTATGATTAACAAAAACCTTTCTTTCTTTCCTCTTGGAATGTTTAACCTTAATCAATTTAACTTCGGGATTTTCTCTATTTCCGAACGGAATACGGATAATATCCCCGCCATCAATGGTGTCATAATTTAATAACTCACGCCTCTCATTAACCGTTAAAATATCACCGGCCTCTTTTTGTATTTTTAAATTAAACTCTGCGCTTGCGGGCACGGGGTCTTTGTATCCAAAGTAAAGATCATCACCCCAATCAGTAATATAAAACTCATTAAGGAAAGCAACCATTTTGGTCATCTTAGGGATAATCACATTCTCTATCCATACAGCCTTAGCCTCCTTAGCGTTAGCTCTGTTAACGTCTTCGGTTATTCCGATTATAGTCTTAGGTACTTGGAATATCGTAAATATCTCATCTCTTGAAAATGTCCTAGACTTCAAAAACTCCATATCCCTCATAGTCTGCTTTAAAGCACTGTCAATCTTCAGCCCCCCCGTTAATATTGCAAACTTATGAGCATTTTTAGCACCACCAAACTTATTCTTAAACTCTGACCTGATACGGTCAACCTCCTTCGGCTTTAATGACTGATCGGTGGTTAAAACTGTATTCGGTATAGCGTTGTTATAGAAAAAGTTTCTATTCCACTTTGAAGCAAACAGGTCGGTATCATAAGCATAGGCACAAGCCCGCAATGGTCCTAAACCTCTATATGGGTTGGTCGGATTAAAATACTTAAAATGAACAATCTCCTCTATAGAATAGGTGTCCGTATGTTGTGAGCTTGGCACCTTATAACCATACCCACCAATGAAATCCCCTGGCTTTTTAGGAGGTAAAATCTTCACCCAATCAGGTCTCAACAACCATAGCTCTCTGGCTTTACCACCGACCTGATCTTTAAAGGCAAATGCCTCACCGACTAGCTCTTGATAGGCCGTAATACCATATAAGAAATCATACTTAGTTTGAAAGTTGTTTACCCTGTCCAAAACGTCTATGGCTGGATGTTCTGTAATCTCTTCAACCTTATTTCCCTTTTTACGATACAAAACCAAATCTATTTTAGCTACTTCCTGGGCAATAGCATCAACAGCCCTATAAACCCATCCTCTCATGGCTTCTAAATAGTCTTCATCCTTTTTATCGGGAGCAATCGGCAAACCCATTACATCCATTCTGCTAGACATTCGTGGAGCTTCTTTAGTGTGTGAAACCGTTTCACTCCTGCCAAACAAACTAAACAAATTATCTTTTAGGTTATCAATTAAACTCATTTATTTAGTATACACTAATTCTAGGCTCTAATAAGTATTCCATAGCCAACGCAATACTCCAAAATGCGTCACCATGGCCATCAACGGTTTCAATGGCTTTCAAATCATTCTGTACCGCCAATATCGACCGCTTTTGCCTATCATCAGCAATCAACTTAATCTTACCAGTTGTTTTCTTTTTATCAAACTCAGTCGCCAATCCATTTTTCTTTTTAAGACCCAAATTAACAGGTCTATATTCGGGTTTTAAATTGCCGGTTTCCTCTATTACCTCAATCTCTCCTCTAGTATTGTCATAATAAAGTCTGTCAATCCCAAAACTATCAATGGCAATATCACAATAAGCAATTTGATCTTTGTAATCTACCTTGTCAAAGAAGTGCTGGTGTATCTGTGTCCAGTCACCTGTTTCCTTGTCGCCCCTAACTTCAAATACAGAGAAATGGGCAGGATGTCTGTGTTTCCCTAAATCCCATCCGCCAATAATGTCATACTCCTTCGGATTTTCACGCTTTTTATTAAATGGATAATTCAAAATATCAAACATCATCTTGGTAACCTGATCATCACTAAAGAATGAATTTTCAGAATAAACAGGTGAGCAAAGATACTCTTGATTAAACACCCTCTCTCCACGTTCTTCTCTCCGTTTCATTAGTTCCTTATAGTCAAAATGCTCTGGCCATAACACTTCTTTAGTTTTAGCGTTGACAACGGCAGGCAATATCCTGCTCTCAAATCTCCCCAAAAACTTCTTATCAAAAAAGAAGTCGTCCTTAGTCTGTGGAGTTCCGACTATATGCAGGAACGCCCCTTTGTTGGGGATGTCCAATATCTGCGTTTTCATTACATAATTAACAGTGTGAATGATTTTGGGGTCTAACTTATTGGCAGGGTCTTGAAACGGATCATCCACAAACACCCCCCAACCACAATGTAATCCTCTCTTAAACCCTAATAATCCCTGTGGGTGTAATGTAAAATTAGCCTCTTTACCTTTCCATCGATATTTGATAATTCCTTCGGCGGTAGTTTTCAGATCAATTAAGTCTTCGTAATAAGGATTCAGTTTAATTAAATCTTTAATCTTGCCTATATGATAACTGGCCATCTCCCCCTTGTATGAGAAATAATGAGCCTCCATATCAAACTTGCTATCCGCTTTCCTTAACAAATCCCACATCACATATGCATATAAAGAAGTAGACTTAAAATGATCTTTGGCTGATACCCGACAAGTTTTTAAATGATTCTGTAAGAAGTTAGCTGTCTTGGCAGGAAACTCACCACCCACAAAATTGTCAAAACTTAAACTGAATATATTAAATATAAAGTAATTAAAGCTCTGAATCGCCTTGATTATTGTCTTGGCTTTCTTTTGATAATTCATCTTTTGCTTTTTTAACCAAATCGCTAATATTGAATCTCACCTCACCGGAGTGAATACTCTCAACCTCTCTTTTGTCTCTCCATCCCAATATATTCTTAGCCGTAAATATTGCAAAGGTAGAATTATACAAACCCTTCATGGCATTAGTAACTAACAGTTTCTCTTGTAAATCTTTAGCCATTTTTAAGGCGTAGGAAAAATCAGGATGTTTTAGTTCTCCATCTTTGTCCCTACCAGTGGCCCATTCATAAACAGTATCTCTACAAACACCTATACTTGCAGCAAAACCACTTAATAGTGGCAAGTCGGATGGAATAAATTTAACACTTGTTTCTACCGTGCCATCTTTGTTTTGTTTTTCAACTGGAGTCTCAAAACTGGCAGGTACATCAAAGTACTCTATTATTGTTTTACAATATTCTGGTTTATATTTTGTTGGTCTTCCCATAAGTTATCTTAACATTTATTATTACCGCATTATTAACTGCAAGTAGTCCCCTCCCCTATTTGCCATGTCCCTCTATTTTAAGCCTGTAATACCACTCCCCTACCGAAAAGACATTATTATTGATACTGTTTGATATAGTCATTTTCTCCTTATTAACGATGAGCTAATCGTATAATCTCCATTGGGACATTCCCACCTATCACCCTTAAGGTTCATTCTCCGACCACATCTAATACAAATAGGTCTTTTAAGGACATCTCCCATTGCTTCAATCAAGGCTATTGCCTCTTGTCCGTCTCTGGCTATCTTAACAACCTCTTGTGGATCAAGCATAGTACCGTCTGGTCTAACATCCCAGCCCCAATTTATACCTTTTGGTCTCTTAACCCTTTTTTCCATCTTGTAGTTTTTTAATAAATAATTTCCAATCGTCTACACTAATTTTTTATTGCTTTATTAGACCTGCCATTTCTATGATGACAATCCAAACACAAAGTAATCCCATTATCTACATTCCACAATTCCCCACACGTCAACGCATCATCTAAGGTCTTGATATTATTCTCTTCAAGCATTTGGAAAAACGGCTTAATATGATGCGCCTCCAGATATCCTCCTCTTTTACCACATTTCTGGCAAGTATAATTATCACGCCCAAAAACACTATCTCTCCACCTTTTATATTTAGTATGCCTTCTTATTCTATCTGATAATTTACTTACTCCGCCCTTCCAAAAATTACTATTTACCCCCCTTTTATATAACCGTATCATTCCTGTTGTAGCTTTAGAGATGGCCCTTGAATGCCTCTTCTTAAAATCAGGATCGTTTAAATAACTTGAATCTCTCTTATAGCCACTTAACCCCTTATTCCAAGGAATATGACCATTGCTAAATTGATATTTTTTAAGATGAGGAATTTCTTTTCCTTTAAATGGGCACTTTATCTCTCCATTAGCCCATCTCCTTTTCAATGTCTCAGAAAGCTTTTTAAGGCTCTCTCCCGTTCTATAGTCAGGATGCCCCTTAGCAAACCTCCCATTTGACAATCTTCCGCTTAACATATTTATACTATACCACTCTTTAACGCCTTTTGTCAATAAGCCGTTTAATAAATTTTTTGTAGGCAACGACACTTAGTCGCACATCCCACAGTTTTTTAACTTCCTCTAATCCTTGTTTTCTGGCTTTTTCTCTTTCTTTACCACTCATATATTTTTTTAAATCGTCCCCCCGATGTACTACGGGCATTCCAAGTGCTTTTGATTGTATGGTCTTGTTATTGCTCTTAAACTTAAACCGATAATTATTAGATGGTGCTGGCGGTAACAAAACAAAATCATGATTAACTATCTCCTCATTCACGGTTTCAACGTCATACCTAACAAAATGATCTGCCGAATGATATGGCTGGTCACTAATAACCGTCAACTCAATACCATACTTCCTCAATGAATCAATCGCCGAATCCAGCACAACCCTAGCGTTGCCCGAATAGCCAAAATAAACACAACTCTTAGCCTCTCCAGTGTGTACCCCATGAACAGGTTTAGACCACTCCAAATCCACTCTATCAGGAATACACATAACAGGTTTCCCTCCTATATCAAATTTTCGGATTTGTTTGGCCAACGCCTCAGATGAGGTGACCACCCCGTCACAATTTCGGATAACCTCAATAACTGGCCTATGTTCCAGCCAATCAGGATCGCAGGCGTCGAAAACTTTAATCCCCTTGAACCTCTTAACCATCTCCTCCCAATAGGCTTTTTGAAATATAAGCACGTCATACCTCTTGCCAGTAGAATACAATTCACACTCATCCCAGTATTTAGCAATCCAATCACCCCTAATCCTAGAACTACCAACAGAACCCTTTGGACGGTTGTCATAAAATTGCATGCTAATTAGCCCTACTTTCATAATACTTCCTTTATAACTTCCAACCACTGTTTTTCAAAATTCTCTCTACTAAATTCTTTACGGGCAAATTCTCTACCAGCTTTTCCAACCCTTAATGCCTCTCTGGTACGACTAGTCAATAATTCAGATACTAATGTGGCTATCTGTACAGGATCTTCATCAACCAAAAATCCATTAATCCCGTCTTTGATATAGGTATCGGCATCTTGATGTTTATTGGTAACAATACAACATCCAGACAACATGGCTTCGGTTCTTGCTCTAGGTCGTGGCGATTGATGGGTTAAATTAAGATACACAAGGCTTCTACTCAACCAGTCTCTATATTCATTAAATTTAGAAAACTTAACATCAATCCCAATCCAGTAAAATTTAAAACCCCATTCATTTAACAAATTGACTGTATTTCTTAAAATCTCTCTTCTATAAGCCTTGTCCATTCCAGCAGGTGAAACATAAATGGTAGCCCTAGGTTCTTTGGGGTTAGACCTCCAGTCATCTACATTCATTCCATGAATAATCGTATGTCCCCATCCCCACATTTTTCTGGCTTCATAGGTGTTAACAATCATAAAATTCTTGCCAACCAATTCTTTTACTCTTTTAATTACCTCATCATCAGGCAAACTGTCATGTAGTGGGGTCATGTGATTAATAACAATTTTGGGAATATCCTGAATAACCTCATTGACCTGCTTATATAATTCCCCTTTACCTACACGTGAATTAACACACTGTTGATCTAAATGAAGAATAGCAAAATCATATTTCCCTGGTTCATAATGAGTTACCCAATTACACTTATCAGGAAATGGTCTGGATTTAGTCCCCCACTTTCTATAAGGATTTATAAGCAAATCATACTGCTCAATAAAAGACATATTGGCAATTTCATACTGGTGGCCGACATGCCATGGGATTCCAATTACCCGATACCCTTGGCGTAATTTAGATTTGCCCATGGCTATTCCTCCTTATAATAACTTGTAGATAGGAAATATTTACTTTTTCGCCCATATTACTGGTTTGGGAAAATTTTTATTATGGTCATTAGTGTACCCAAAGATATAAACATCATTAAACCATTTTAACAGTTCTTTGCACCATTTGTCAGTAACGTATTTGCTCCCCCTAGCGTTCTCCTCCATCACCAATAATTCCTTCGTTATCTCACCTATCCAATCAGGCAATCCAATATGACAAACCATTGATAAAAAAAGAGTAATATCAATATCAAAATCCACGGGGGGTTGCCCAACACTTAAATCAAACGGCAAATAATCGTTATTATGATAACCCAGATAAAACGCCAAGACTTGCGCCGCCTTTACATTGTTCGGCATATCTACACCTAGCACCCTCTTAGCGCCTCTCTTAGAGGCGTAATTGCAAAACACCCCAGAATTACACCCTATGTCTAAAACATTCTTTCCCTTGAAGTCTACCTTGTCTAAGCCCATTGTTTTAATTCTTTTCTCCGTGTCTCTAGGTTTGGCACTCACACCCAATTCAGGAATAGACTGATAGTGAGCCTTACCATATTTCCCCGTCTCTCTAATATATGCCACAATCTTCTCTTTGGCACCGTTTCTAAAAGTAAACCCTTGAAAGTCAATCAACTTCCCGTCAATGAAATCCCTCTGGCTAACTAAGTTATTATGACAAGTCCTAACTCCAAACTTAACTAACGGAGTTTCTATCTCCTCCAACTTCTTGACAACACCTCTCATCCCAATTTCACCATCTATAAACTCAGTGACTTGAGCTGGATAAATTTTTCCGTTTCTTTCAACCTTCACCAGCCCATAAATTCTAGGAGCATGACCATTCATCCAAGCTAAATTCTGAATAATTGTTGCCTCACGTAATGTGCTTACCCTGCCTATTTCTCTATTTCTATCTAATCCGTACCCACCCCAATCTGGATCACCCCAAGTAGTGGTTTCTTCGGTGAAAAATACTTTCAAAACAGCTTTCGGTCTACCAAAATCTTTCCTAATTTTATCTATTCCTTCAGTTAAAATAAAACAACACTTCCCCCTAATCTCTGGCGGAACTTTCCCCCTACCTTCGTCAAACTTATATTTGATATGGTCTAAATTGTACATAAAACATCATTAAACTTTTTAACAACCACTTCCTTAGAATAATGATCAACCACCCATTGGCGACACTCTTGGGGAGTTATGGTAGGCCTCAAGATACTTTCAACAGCCTTACCGATAGTCTCCCACGCATAAGGCTGTTGATTTGTAGCCCCTCTGTAATTAAAAACAACAGGTATCAAACCAACCGCCATGGCTTCACCTACGGCTCTAGGACAGCCCTCAGTCCCCGATGGGTGAAAGATATAGTCTTTATCCCTTAACCACCCCACAACGTCTTTTGTTGTCCCCTGATAGTGGTATCTATCCTCCAGCCCCAGTTCCTTCAGTCTCCAATTAACATAATTCATGGCGTCGTAATTAATAATCTGGCCTATGTGATAAATCTCATACTCCGCAGGTAGTCTCTCTAATAAATCAGGTATTCTCTGTACCCCCTTTCGCCAATGAACCTCACTATTAACAGCTATTTTCTTACCCCCATGCTCTGAAAACTTAAACTTATCTAAATCAATTATCAATCCAGTAGCGTGAATTTTATCCGCAGGTAGCTTTTTATGAATTTCCAAAAAATAATCTTTTAAGTGTTGGCCATGCACAAATAACGCCTTGACATTCCCCCAGTTAATTCTATCTATTCCAGTCCCTTTGTATAACTCCATGGCATTTAATCTCAAAACAACCTTGCCTTTCCCCGTTTGGCTGGAAGCGATAGCATTTAAATTCAACCCCTCACAAAAACAAATATCATTCTCACCAAACCTACTGTCATCAAACACCCTGATTCTCTGCAAACCCATAGCCTCAGCAAGAGTATCAATTCTATGCTTCCCCCCAGTAGTATGATCAAAATAAACTATTTTACGCATTTTGCCCCCACAACGTCACAAAGTGCCTGACAATAACCAGTAACATAAGGACTTCTGCCTTTACCGTTCGTACCCACCAAGCCACAATGAACCACTTTAGTTAAGTCTTTTAAACAAGCCACCTTTCCTCCCATTTCCTGAATACGACGGCAATACCTAACATCCTCTGCTATCTGACCCTTGTCCTCAAAAAACCTACCGACCTTTTCATATCTCTCCTTAGAAATTAACCAATGATTACCTGCACAAATATCCATAACAAAACAATCATCTCTGACCTCTAAAACCTTGTGGGTTGGGTACTTACAGCCCCCCAATAACCAAACATCGGGGTTTTTCTTATATATCGCCAACATACACCTCAACCAATCAGGACTTAGCCACATATCGTCATCCATCCTCACCAAAAAATCCCAATCAAAATCAATGCTATCTATAAGTGAGTTGACGGTTTTCATCTCTCCGTCCTCCATTCCGTCCTTGGTAAACAATTTCCAGTTACCCTCTGTTTTATCTAAACACTTAAAGGTCTGTTTCTTAATCGTCCGATAAGACTGAGCAATAACAATCGCTACTTGCATAACACCGCCATCCCCCCTCTAGTAGGGTAAACAGTAAAGGGTTTATTCAGCCTACACGCAAACTCATTAAATGCAACACTTGGAGCAGTTCTTTTTTGCACATCATTAATATAATCATTAACAACCAAAACCTTTTCAGCTAACTTCCAACAAATTTCAATATCCCTCCTCCAACATTCTTTCCCATATTCAAAAGCCTTCTTTGAACCATACTCAAGCTTGTCATAATAGGCAATATCCATATAAACTAAATCGTATTTCTTCCCAATTTCAGGTAAAACATCCTTTACGTCACCCAAAATAAAAGTCCATTTTTCATCTGGCAACATAGTTTTGATATATTTTTCTGTATCAACCGACCTTTTAATGTCAATTGTTGTAACCTCAACACCACACTTCAAAAATTCTACTGTAGCAATTCCCTTCCCCAATCCTAACTCTAAAACAGTTTTAATCTTATACTTCTCAACCAACCTTCTAATGTTCTCTCTGTGATTATCTAACGAAGTGGGCATATTTCTTAACCTTTTTAATTATATATCTTACTTCATCATCGGTCAGTCGGTTGTAAAATGGAATACTAACCGTATGTCGATAATCTCTTTCAGTTTTTGCCTTATCCCCCTCAAAATCAATCCCTTCAAATGCTTTCATGGTATGCAGGGGTCTATAATGAACCCCACACTGTATCCCCTCTTTTGTCATTTGGTCAACAAATTTGTCTCTATTTTTAACCTTCAGTCTGTAAATGTATAAGCTTTTGTTATTAAGCTGAAAAGCAGAATTAAATTTATTTTTAATTTCTTTACGACGTTTATTAACCTGATCCAGTTTTTTTAACTGCTCATCACAAATAACAGCTTGTAAATTAGTATAGTGGCGTTTCCAGCCCTTCATTTTAATCTCATATTCCCAACTGTTCTTGTATTTCTGCCCCTGATCCCGACCGTAAGTAACCGCACACCTAGCCCAATCCGCAAACTCTTTGTCGTTAGTGCAAATAGCTCCACCATCAGCACTACCGATACTTTTAGTCGGATAAAAGCTAAAACAAACTTTGGCCTTTTTACCAAACTTTTTAAACATATTTCTTTCCAGTTCATGGGCAGAATCCCAAACATCAGTCCCCTCTAGTCTGTAAACAGAACCAACCCAATTTGTTTTATCAGTAAAATACAACTCACAACCCGCCTCAATTACTGCGTCTCCAACAAGAGGAACAGTCATCGATGGCACGCCTACCCTCAATTTGCTTTCTTTGGCCTCATAACGTAAAGACATAAACAAGGCAGAAGTACAACTGTCGGTTGCCACACAATATTTACTTCCGACATACTCCGCTAAGTTCTTTTCAAACTCAAAAACCTCACTTCCCAACCCAATCATTCCTGTCGCCAACAAGTTTGAAACCCTAGCAATTAGCTTTCTTGTTATGTTTATTTTTTTGAAGGGGATCATGTTTCTCCACATAATTTTTAATAGCCTCCCTATCGGCCTTTTTTTCTCTACGCATTTCTTTTCTCTCACATTTTTGAACAGCCTGCTTTACTTTATCCAAACTCTCAATAACCCCAGCCCAATACTTAACAGCCTCCTCAAATGAATACTGTATGGAAAACATGAAGTAAAAAACCCGACCGCAATCCGTACAATAAAACCACATCGGTGCTATTTTCCGTAAATGTAAATGTTCACATTGTTTATATTCATAACTGACTGTATGTTCTTTTTTTTTCATTTGTTTCCTCTTAATTTCCATAATAATAATTTAGCTTTAACAATTTCAGATTTTTTCTTGAATTTACTTTTACTGTCCAATAATACTGTACATTTGGCACTAGGACAATATTCGTATTTTATCTTACCACCCATTCTATTAATCATCTCCCTGGTCATCGCACCATAGTAAATAATCCTCTCATTAAACATTCCAATATCTACTAAATCTTTTTTATAAACACAACTAAAATTCTCCACAAAAGACTTCTTTTGAGCCCCTTTGTCTCCAAATATCCAAGTCTTGGGTTTCAATGCCTTTACTAATTCACTAATTGCGTTTTTGTTCATTAAATACCTATCGTCCTGAAATACAAGGATATCCCCATTGGCTTCTACCACACCCATATTTCTGGCTCTAGCTAGTCCATATCCCATTTTAACTTGTTTAATATATCTAATTGGGATATCCGCCATTTTCTTAAAACCCATAACAGCACTTTCCGTATCATCATCCGACCCATCATCCACAACAATAATCTCAATATTCGGATAATCCTGTCTAGCCAACCCCACCAAAGAAGTGATTAATATTTTAGCTCTGTTATAGGTAGGAACGATCACCGATACCAAAGGCTTTTTCCCTAATACTTCCCGATAAACTCTATAATATCTCAAAGCACAATATTCATCATCCCTGCTCAAAACAGATTTAAATCCCTCCTCTCTTAGTTGCATACATTTGGCTCTGTCGTTTTTTAACAATTCAATATAACTAGCCAATTCCTTGATATTATCTTTTGTACCCTGCCTAACAACCATATTTTTGCCATTAAACATGTCAGGCACCAGTCCAACATTTCTAGTCAAGACAGGCACACCACAAGCCATCGCCTCCAAATGAGGTAACGTCCCACTCTCAAAACTATCAACGGAATTATTTACTAAAAGGTGAGCCTCATAATAAGCTTTTTTTAAATCTTCGTCGGTTATATCCTGCCTAAAATCAATATAATCCCCAGCAACTCCCATAATCTCCCTAACATAGTTCATATCAGAAATACGCCCGACTAATATAAAATCCGTCTTAGTCTTCCGACACGCTTGAGCCACCTCTAACACACCCTTTTTCCCTTCGATTCTAGCCACCACCATCAAAACCTTAAATCTTCCTTTTGGATATTCTCTTTGAAATTCAAAGAACCCCAAGTTAGTCGTATGCGGTATAACCAAAGGCTCTTTTCGAAAAGCCTTAACCATTGTTTTCTTTTGGGTTTGATTTTTGACTATCACCTTGTCATACTTCTTAAACCAATCTTCTCTGTCCACATCATAGGGATTATGATGAGTAAGCACCTTGGGTTTATCTTTCAAAAACGGAAACGTACTCAACAACATTTCGGCACTTTTCCAATACTGAAAATCAATTATATCGGCCTTTTCAGCTTTCGCCTTAAAATCATCTAGTTGCTCATTAGACGGCCGTTTGGGATGAACTGCTACAATATCCACGTCACACCACTTTCTAAGCCTCTCCATGGGTCTGGCACCACACACCCATATGGCGGAGGGGATTTTGTCAACTACTATTAATACTCTCATTTATAAGCACAAACAAATAAACCAATCAATGCTTGATCTTTAGCCTGACCTGCTTTTAATCTAATCTTGCTCATCCGCAACCCCTCACTTCTGTAAAAATTCATTAGATCCAACATCCCAACAGTAGCCATTCTCTTTTTTACCACAACTTTCTTAAAGCCAACAAGAGGCAAGACTTTTTCAAACCATTCGGGGGTATAACGGAGATAATCCCACTTGTCATGCAAAGGATTAATAAACGGAACGGAGATATAACAAACGCCACCTTTCTTAGTCCAATCAAATAAATTTCTTATTACGCTAAACGGATCCCAACAATGCTCCATAACCTCTAGACAGAAAACTACATCAAATTTTATAGTTTCCTTTCTTAATAAATCCGACATCAAAAAGTTCAGATCACAAATCACGTCGGGCTTCCATTCCTTATCAATATCTAAAGTCATATATTTTTCTGGTTTCCCTTTTGTATATTTCCTGGCCGGATTATTCTGTACCCCAACATCTAAAACGGTTTTACCAGTAATATCTATCTGGCTTAGATATTGGTTAATTTGCTCTCTTGATTTACTCATCTAACAGTCTCCATAAATTAAAATTCTGAGCCTCTTGAAGATTACGATCACTAGAATGTATCCATCTCCTAATAACGCTTTTATCCTTTACATCTTCGCCAGTCTCTAACCAATGTAACCGACAACAATCAGGACACACAGCCACCTCTTTATTTTCAGGATACACAAAAGTACAGGCCATAGAACTAGAATGTTGACATTTACTTTTTGACATAGAATATCCTGAACCCTTTGGCAAAATAACTAATCATGTCGTTTATCACCCAGGGGATAGTAATTATTAACATAAAACCCAAAATCCAACCAAGGAATCTAAACAATAACTCAAAACCGCTATTTTTATAATCTACTTTTAACATTTTAACCATTTAGCACCTCTTTAAAAAATTCATAATATTTCTTAGCCATATTTTTTAGACCAAAATCATAACCACCTTCAAATAAATTATATATTTCTCTTGATCCGCCAAAACCATCCAAAAAGCAAGCCTCTACTCCACAATGCAACGCCTCAATTAAAACATTTGGACAAGGATCAGCAAAGCTAGGAAACCAAAACTCATCACAAGATCGCATTAACTCCGCTAATTTTTCTTTGCTCTCAATCATCCCCAGATAATCCCAATCTTGACCTTTCTGATAATCATACAATCCAAAATCATTCTCTCTTAAATAGGTAGGGTATTTACCAGCCAACAATAAAAATAGCCTATTATCCTTTAATTTCTCAAACCTATATCTAGCGATAACCTCCTCAATCCGCTTATTCTCATCCTTTCGGCTATTAACATTTAACACAACATTCCGACAACCAAAACTCAGCTTATCCCCATCAGGCTTAAAAATTGATTTGTCAACCCCGTTCATAATTACATTCATTACTGGATGGTTGCCCATTATGGAATACAGCCAATTAAAAGTTGTTTTTCTCACAAACTCACTTTGGCAAACCACCCCATCACTTTCCTTAAAATAATGCTTAAATCTTCCCCAAGTACGCATGCCCTCATTTCTCCAACCCTCTGGTATACCATCAAGTCTCAACACAACTTTTCCATGCTCTTTCAACTTGGTAAAAGTTTCGGGAAGTATCATGGTTGCTCCCGCAATCAATGAAATATCGGCCTCCTCTAAACTATCTACGATATCCATATCAACCATGCTCTCAGCACCTTTAATCAGGTTCTCTCTAAACCTCCAGCCACCCCCTAAACTCATTTTGGAATCACAAGGCAAATAAACTTTCATTATTTTCTCTTAAAAACTTTAATCAACCACCTACAAAATTCATCTATATTAAAATCATCAATCTCAATAATGCCATCAGGAAAAGCCCATCCATTAATCAATTTTTTCTTTAACTCTTTTACTTTCATCTTGCTAAATGCGACATTATATTAATAATCGTCCACGCAACCAACCAAAAGGGGAAAATCAAAATAGCTAATAATATACGGCGGAATTTCATTTAACCTTGTGATAACTATTATGCCACGCCTCAAACTTCAGTATTTTTATTTTCATTATTATTTAAATTATTAACGCTTTATGCCGTTCCGCTTAAGGATGGCATAAAATGTGGGTCTGGTTATGTTGTGTAAATCACAAAGTTCCGTTATTGTATACTTCCAGCTTCTCTTACCCTCAGCCCGAATATAATAGTCCTTAATCACTGCATCGTCCCTCTCTCTTTGTATTTTTATATCTAATTCAGCCCTAGTTCTTTTTTTCATTACCATACTTTACTCCCCTTTATATCTCCTGTCAACCCCCCACTTATAATCCCATCATTTTTTTTCAGTATAAACTTTAACGGATTTACAAAAGCATGCCAATCATAATCATCACAATTCAACAAAAAACCCTTTTTAATAAAATCTCCAAACCTAATGTCTTGCACCCGGCCATTCCAAAAACTCCCCATCGGGACTAAGGCAAAAGATAAATAAGTGGCCATCAAAACATAAGGATTGGGATAATCTTTTGGATTATTTTTACACGTCCACACTTGCGGAGCTTTTAAAATAACATCGCTTTCAAAAGTATCGTACCAAGTTGTTTTCACTTCAATCGTCCACTTCTTAATTTTTCCTTTTCGTCTAACGTATAAAAAATAATCAGGCTTAATGTGTAGCTTTTTCCCCGGTTCCCATTTTTCGTCCATTTCAATCTTCTCACTCCAAACATTCTCTAGCCCGACACTTGCAGAGGTAACCGTTACCAATCCCCGCATGGCCTCCGCTTCATTATGAATGGCCACCTTAAAATTTTTACTAGCCTCTGCTGGAGTTCTAACATCCAAAATCTCTAAAACATTATTGTCCATATTCATTAATCTTAGCACATAGTGAGGCTGATTTTCATTTTTATCCTAATAAATTTTTAATATAATCATCATCTATTTCCCACCTACCGTATCCTCCCCACACCCTTTTCATTAATTTTTTGGCAGGTATTTCCCCACGACTACATCTTTTACGGACTGTCTTCTCTGATTGGCGTATTAGTTTTGCAAAGTTGTGTATATTCATAGTTTGCTTAGCTCCCTTTCAACATCTTCAATTCCCCACGCCACAAAGGCTAACGCCCCTTGTTCTCTCATCTCTTCTAAAAACATCTTTTGTAATGCGGTTGGTTTGTTCTTACCCATCTTAACCTCTATAAACAAAGCTCTTCCCCCCTCCAAAACACCAACAATATCACTAAATCCTCTTGGTGCCAATTTAACCATGTAACCCTTGTCGGTTCTAATCATGCCAGAGTTAATCCTATATGCCTTAATGCGTCTAAGATGTAAGTATTCAATTATTTGGTTTTGAATATCTTGCTCTTTCATATTTCCTTTTTAAATTTTAATTCCTTTAGCCTATCTTTGTTTGATTGAGTCATTTAACTTAATACCTCATCACGCAAAATTAACACCTCACCCTCTGTAGTTAAAGAGTAGCCAATGTGCTTGGAAGAACTCCCTACTATAATCCACCACTCTGTTGTGTTGTCGTCATCTGACTTACCAAATAATAAATCTTTACCAAAGCCCACATAGTAGTTCCAGTTATAGGCACTTATTTTTGGTATTCTTTTAAACTGATTCATTTTAGTACCTTCAATATATTTCTTCATCTTCTTACTTCCTTTTTAACTAATAATTTGGGTTTGCTAGTAAGCTCCGATAGTATTTGCTTTCTTAAAACATTTCTAACCTTGTTGTATCTCCTCTCACACATAACCTCCATGCCTCCAATCCATGACTTTTGCCACTCTTTCTCCATCTGCATAGCCAG